AGTTTCTAACAAACAGTAAACATTTTCCACGTTGCCCCTTGGTGTGGATATTTCAAGCAATACGATCCTTTTCCATCTTTAGACTTTGTTAAAAGTGGTCGAGGCTTAAATGCTACTGAGCCTGTTGACATCATGTCTTCTTCCATGTTGATTAGTTTGTTGATAAAATTAATTGTGTGTTGTTTACGATTACTGTTTGTCCGGTCTTAACATCCCGGAGATTAAATACTGGAAGATTGTAAATATAGTCTGCAGGAGAGCAGTTTTCCAAAGTACACTCTAGCTTTCTTCCGAAGCCTTCTAGACTATCGCCATTCTTAAGGAGAAGCACCTCTTCAGTAAACTCATACTCTCCAGTCTTTAAATTCCCATCCTCATTTAATAAGAATGAATTTGATTCTGCAAGATACGCATCACGCGGATCAAACGCAAAAAGTTCTTCAATGATTAAAGTAAGAAGGTCTTCAGAAAGATTGGATTCTTCTCTAATCAAATAAAGACCTGCCGCATAACTAGCCAATTTACTTTTACCAAATGGAATTAAGTTAAGCAAGCGTTTGACATTAAAAACTAGCTTATGAAATATATTGTAAACCTTTTTGTCTTCGGGTGATGTAGCCTTACGAAGCTTCTTCCCATTCTTATCAATTATGCCGGCCTTAAATGCGTTTGTGTCTTCCCAATTTGTAGTGAGAAGTCTTAAGAATCTAAGGGCGTAAAATCGGTCGGCCGTTTTTAATATCATACTTAAAGGTTTTGTAGTTTCTTAGCCACATACAGGTCGCTAGGTATATTTATAAAATCATCTTCCTTAATATAGGAGAGAAAAAGAATAAATGTTTTTAACGCAGGCCAACTTTTTTCGTTTATCTTAAAGAAACACATGTTGGTCGCGGCCTCTATCCTAAAGACATTATAGATCAAAATAAGGTGATTTAGTATCAACCTTTCGTGCAGCCCTTTACCGTTTTCGTACTTAGTAAACAGCTTCTTTAAATACTTGAATCTATAAAGATCCTCGTAAAACTCATCTACATCCAGAACCCTTGGATTGGTGTAATTCTGCGCTGCATATAGATTAAAGTTAGACGCATTAAGATTACTGTTACTAATCATATAGTATCTATATAACCATAACTAATCACAAGGACCTAATTCATTGGGAAGCCAAACATAAGAAGAAACGCAATACTTTGGATTTGATACTGGTGTAGCACCTTTATGCGGAAAGTTCCATGTTGGAGGAAACACACAAACAGAACCAGCAACAGGTTTAATCGCAAGCTCTTCTCCAATATCAAATAATGTTTCTCCGCCTTCCTTTACATCATTTAAATACCAAAACATAACAATAGCTCTTTTGGCTGATTCCTGTGAAGCCGCGTCAATATGCCAGTCAAATATACCAGTATTTGGCTCATACCTTTTTATTCTAGGAGCTTCATAATCCTTTAATACTTCATAACAAGGAAGTCTGTCGCGAAGAATGTTATGCGTGTTATCCATATAGAATTTGCTTATCCCTTGCATCAGTTGTCCCATTTGAGAACGAAAAGGCGCAAACGCTGAGTGGTCAAGCATGTTAATTTCTTCAAAATCAAAAATCTTATTTTTCCTTTGTACTCTTTCCTCTTTATGAACAGCGTCATAAGTTTTAATAAGAGCTTCGCACATGCTTAACGGCATTGCGTTCTTTATGTGCATGATATAATCTGCTAGTGTCTTAATCATTTTTACAGATGCGGTTTTGGTAATATAGATCCCTTCGGGAATAAAGTTAAGTAGAATCCTTAACAACCATAGATCTATTATACCAAAATCCTTTAAGCTTGTAAAGGAAAAAGTAAAGACAATTTCACTCAGGCTGAGTTACCCGAGGAGTAACATGAATCTGCCCTTCCCTAATCCTAAGAACGGTTGATTCAGGGGAGTCATCAATATAAACCTCAACGTCATACACATATCTCCCGGCCTTAAGACTTCCGGTCTGTGCAGGACTTAAAGAGATTGTAACAACCCCGGTCGTTGGATCAGAGTCAATTGACGAAGTAAAGGTTGTGGCGACAGTGGCGGAATAAGATTTTCTAACTTGGCCGCGGGAAGAGTACCCGGTTAAATCTGTTGGCGTTTGGTTGGTATTAGTAACCTCGATAGTAGTAGAAAAGTTACTCCCTTGGTCAACAAAGATGTCTGTATATTCCGCCATAATTTTAATATTGATTTTTATCAAGAATCTCTTTTGAGCGGACAATGATTTTAGCGGTAGCTTCCATACCATCTCTTGAGAATTCCATCTTGCTCCACTTCCGGCCTACTCCGAAGCCTGCTCCTTTTTGAGCCTTCGCATAAACATCCAGCAGATACTTTTTCTGCTCGTCACTAAAGGGATCTTCACCCCTTACGTTAAAGATTTTTAGTGTTGCTTCTCTATATAGAGGGAATATCGCTCCTTCTACATCAAGCGGACGTTTCTTATCAATGATTTTATAATCCCACAAGCTATTTAGCGCCACTTGGTCAAGAGAGTTTACCACCCTCATTAGCTCAGAGGCTGCGTCGAAAGGCTTTTGGGTTTTTAGCGTCCGAGAAGTTGCTTCGGTCACGCCTTCAACTTTTTTCTTATCTTTCTGAGAGCCAAAGTATTTTCCAACGGCCTGATGAATAAGCGTCTTCAAAGGGAGACCTTCAGTATCTGCACCAATGTAATCATAGATCATAACCGCAAGGTCATCATCCTTTGTCTTCATCTCATCAAGCTCAACACCTTCAACCTTCAGGCCACGTTTTTTAGCTTCCTTTTCTGCGTTGGCAATGTCCTTTTTAAAGTCACCCGTGTTGGTTTGCTTAGACAATTGCACCGGAGTTTTAGTCTTGGCTTGATATTTCGCCCACGGTATCCATGAGAGTAAGCCCTCATCGGAAACCTTACTAAAGTCGATTGCCTCAGAAATTTCGGCTTCTTCGCTTGTACAATTAGCAGCTTTAATATACTGGTAAGAAGCCATTAAGTCGTGCTTCTTCATAGACTGCAAATCTTTATACATAGCCATTAGCGTGTCTTTCTTTGTTCCCATACCGTCCATACCCTCTTTGGTATTACAATAAGCAGCTTTGATATACTGATAAGAAGCTTTAAGATCGGCAACCTTCATTGACCTGAGTTCCCGCTTCATTGCAGTGAGCACCTGCTCCCTTGTTTTTGGATGGGCCATCTCGTAAGTTTCATTCAGGATTGAATCAAGAGATTGACCAATAATTGCCTCGGCCTCATCAATTTCAGTTGGGCCCATCTCAGGAACTGCAATATCATACGTTTCGTCAACCTCTTTATAAAGGTCATCAAGGGAGGTAAAGATTGATTCGATCTTTTCAACCATCTCTTCTTCAATTTCTTCTAGGTCGGACAGCGTGTAATAAATTTCGTCTGCCATGGTAACCATGTCGGAAAGATTGGCCATCGCCGCAGTAACTTTATCGGCTTCAGCAGGATTTGTTACTTCCGGCTGATCTCCGCCTTCTACAGCTTCAAAGATACTTGTTTCTAAATCTTTGTCGCTGTACTCTTCATGTGCTCCGTAGAGGATGTCTTTTAATGATTTCATTTGATTACTGGTATTTATCAATTTAATATAATTAAGTCTTGGATGAATGCTTTGTTCGTCCTTTGCTCGTTTTCAATCGAAACGTAATTGGTAAACCTTTCGGTAATTATATATTCTTGTTCATCCTTTTTATTAAGGACTAGATCACCAACGTTAAAAATTTCGCCAAGGATATACTTCTCTCGGATCGAAGTGGTTTCAAGCTCAACATGCTTTCTAAAGTTTACCGATTCCTTTAGACCCATACCTTTACGGACAGCATTCATTAGATCGGCAACTCCACGAAAGTTCTTGGGCATTCCGAGAGTAAAAGTTTTAAGATCGTTATCAGCTGCTGCAGCCCGCATTTTACTAGCGCTCATAGCCTCAACCGCATCATCAGAATCAGGATCTCTTGCACCTGCGCTTTTTACTTCAATACCGTATTCAAAATCATAGAATCCGTGGCGGCCTTCTACACCATTATATTTTCCAAGGGTCTGCTTAAATTCGTTAACCCTGTCACTTCCAACTACAACAATTAATTTGTTATAGCCATCTTCATGAGCTTTACTTGCAGCATTAAAGATGTTCTTGATAGAGGTGTCAAGAATAAAGCTTCTTCCGTGGTCAGGAAACATCTTCCGGAGAAACTTAACTTTATCCGTATAGCTTAAAGGATTTTTCTTAGGATCGGATGATTGGGAAGCGTGGATTCTATAATCATTCCCCTTAGCAACACTTGCAACCTTTTTAAATAATTTCCCGTGTCCTACCGTGGGCGGATTAAACCGGCCAAACGTAATAACAAGTGGCTTTATGTTTTCTTCATTAAATTGTTTAAAAGATTTCATTTTAGTCGGACTTTGCGGCACGTGCTGCACGCGCAGCTTTATCCTGTTTAATAATATTTGGTAGTAATTTTTTGGCTAGTTTCTTAATCGCAGCGGTCTTACCCTTCATTCTTTTTTCGATTGAGAGCCTGGCCGCATAACTCATATCGTTCTTACTTTTACCACTAGAAAGTTTCTTAAAGATTATATTTCTTGCTGCACGCTCAGATCTTTTTATATATACGGATCGAGTTGGCTTTCGCCGTGCAGCTCGACGGCGACCCATTTGAATCTTAGCTTTAGCCTTTCGCATCGCCTGCCTCCGCTTCATACGTTGAGCTACGGTAAGAGCTTCACTAAGGTCGTCTTCAGTAAATCCTCGCAGCAATGCGCTATCTTTATTCTTTTCCCACCATTCAGCGTCGTGCACAAGCGGGTTATCAAACTTCTTGGCAAGTTCTGTTGCAGCACCAAAATTGGCAACACGATACTCTTTGTTCTTTTCAGTATCAAAGA